CACATCACATTGTCTTATCTACATAAGGCAATTAAGTCTCTTAATCAACTTAGAATGATTGAGGACTCACTGGTCATCTATCGCATGTCGCGTGCGCCAGAACGTAGAATTTTCTACATTGATGTTGGCAATCTACCAAAAGTAAAGGCAGAGCAATATCTCCGCGATGTCATGAGTCGTTATCGTAACAAACTTGTATACGATGCGAACACCGGTGAGATTAAAGACGACAAGAAGTTCATGTCCATGTTGGAAGACTTCTGGTTGCCTCGTCGCGAAGGTGGTCGTGGTACTGAGATCTCAACATTGCCTGGCGGACAAAATCTGGGTGAACTGACAGACGTAGATTATTTCCAGAAAAAACTTTACAGAAGTCTCAATGTACCTGAGTCCCGTATTGGCGCTGACGGAGGTTTTAATCTAGGAAGAAGTAGCGAGATTCTTCGTGATGAACTTATGTTCTCTAAGTTCGTCGGTCGTCTCCGCAAGCGTTTTTCTGCTCTGTTTTTGGATCTACTCAGGACACAACTAATCCTCAAGAACATTGTCACTCCCGATGATTGGGAGCAGATGTCTGAGCACATTCAGTTTGACTATCTGTATGACAATCATTTTGCCGAACTAAAAGAGGCAGAATTGATGAACGAGCGTCTAAATCTTATGGTTCAAATTGAACCCTACATAGGTACTTACTATAGTAGAGACTATGTTAAGCGTAAGATCCTTCGCCAAACGGATGAGGAGATCATTGATATGGAATCTGAGATGGAAGAAGAAAATTCAATGGGCACGGGTGTGCCGTTGGAAACTCAACAAATGATGATGCAGGGTCAATTGGCAATGAATGGTGCCAATACTGATTTGGGCAAAAACGGCAAAGATCCTGCGCCCGATGAGTCGGCAACCGAGTCTCCCGGCATCGATATTAAAAAAGCAAAGATCTAACTGATAAATAAATACATCACTTTATAGTAAATTATGGATTCTGCTGAACTGATTAACAAAATGATTGGTGATGCTTCTCCCTCAGAAGTATCAGATTATATTAAGGGTGTTCTTTATTCCAAAGCAGGCGAAAAAGTTGATGCCATGCGTCCCGATGTTGCCGCAGGTCTTTTCGGTGATCAACCACAAACACCAGAAGAACCTGAACAACCAGAGGAACAAGAGGTAGAAGCAGAACTCGATACTGAACCTGAAACCGAATCCGAACCCGAACCTGAAGTTGATCCAGAACCTCAAGAGGAAGAATGAGCGCATCACAACCAATCCGTCCAGTACAAAATGTAGGTAAGATTGCATCAGCAAATGCTACCGCTGTAACTAAGGACGCCATTGTAATCAAGACTGGCACCCTTTCTATTTCCGTCAATGACGAAAAGAAGAGCGGTCACATCGGTGTATGCAACACGACTACTTCTGGTGGTGTTGGTCTTGTTACTTGCCACGTAAACAAGAACGGTGAAAAACTTCTCCGTGTTGGTCATCCAGCAAACGCAACGGTGACCGCAGCAACTGCTGCAGATCCGATGGTTCTAACACTCAACGCCCAAGATACCAAAATCAGGGTTGGTGATTACGTAATTGTCAGTGGTTCTTCTGTTGCCGATTACAATGCGGTACATGTCGAAGTGACCGCAGTATCGACCCCACAGCAATGGAATGATTACACTCAAACCATCACTGTTGATCATGACGCATCAGGTGCCGGTGCATTTACTGGCACTGCTACTGTAGCAAAATCCGTAATTCCAGTTCTATACCCTGAAACTTCTGACGGGTGTGAAGCATACGTCCAGGAGGTACAACTAGGATGAAACTAATTTCCGAAGAAATCGAATCAGTAGATATTCTTACCGAAGAAAGAGACGGTAAGAAAACCCTATACATTCAAGGACCGTTTCTGCAGGCAGAGGTAGTCAATCGCAATAAGCGTTGCTATCCCATCGGCACAATGGTTAACGAAGTAAAACGTTATACCGATGCTTTTGTATCCACAGGTAGGGCACTAGGTGAACTAGGTCATCCTGATGGTCCACAAATTAATCTTGATCGTGTTTCTCACAAAATTGTAGAATTGCGTCAAGAAGGCAATAACTTTATTGGTAAGGCACAAATCCTTTCTACCCCCATGGGTAAGATCGCCGAATCTCTTCTAGCGGATGGCGTTAAATTGGGTGTCTCCTCTCGCGGTATGGGTTCTATCACTCAACGCGATGGCGTAAATTATGTTGGCGAAGACTTTATGCTTGCCACTGCTGCTGACATTGTAGCAGACCCTTCTGCCCCAGATGCTTTCGTCAATGGCATCATGGAAGGTAAAGAATGGGTGTGGGAAGGATCAGTTTTGCGCGAGAAAAAATGCGAAGAGATTAAAGAATCTCTAAATATTACTATGGTTGACAGGGAAATCTACGAGGCAAATAAACTGCGCCTTTTTGCAGACTTCCTGTCAAATCTGTAAACCCTAAATAATACTAGCAATTCTAGGTACTCTCGGAAACTTCAAATGAGCGTTAATAACGAACTACATGAGATGGAGAATCAGGTAACGAAGGGTGCTAAGGCTGCCGATCCCATGCCTAAGGCACCTAATTATGTTCCTGACGCAGGATCCATCGAAGACCTCGGCGGTCCTACTCCAACCAACTCCAGACCAGACGACGGGTCTAACAAACTCAAGACCCCTTCTGCTACCCTAGCACAAAAGGGCGATCCTCATTTTAAAAATGCGGATGCTGCTCACACGATGCCTGGACCCGGTGCTCTAAAGAGCTCAGGTTATGGTCGTGGTGCTAACGAAGAAGTAGAAGCAGAAGAACTCAATCTGGAGGAGGACGTTGCTGCTCTCCTGGAAGGTGAAGACCTTTCTGATGAGTTCCAAGAAAAAGCAAAGACTGTTTTTGAAGCAGTCGTAAGAACTCGTATTGCTGAAGCTCAGGAAGCAATCGAAGATCAGTATGAGCAGACACTTGTAGAACAAGTAGAAGCAATTAAGACTGAACTCACTGAGCGCGTTGATGGTTATCTTGAGTACGTTGCTCAAGAATGGATCAACGAAAACGAACTCCAAGTTCAAAGCGGTCTCCGTGGTGAACTATCGGAGTCCTTTATGACTGGTCTCAAGGGACTTTTTGAAGAACATTATGTACAACTACCTGAAGAGAAATACGATGTACTAGAGGCAATGGTCTCTAAACTTGATGAGATGGAAACCAAGCTCAACGAACAGATTGACAGTAATGTTGCTCTAACTAAGCGTCTGTCTGAATCTGTTTCTGACAACATCCTAGATGACGTATCTGAAGGTCTGGCACTTTCCCAAAAGGAAAAGCTAGCGAGTCTTTCCGAAGGTGTTGAGTTTGAAAGTGAGGAACAGTATCGCGAAAAACTCGTTACACTTCGCGAAGCATATTTTGCTCAGAAACCCGTAACGGATTCGCAAGAGGTTATCTCTGAAGATGCCCCTGTTGGCGAAGAGCATTCTCCAGCAATGGATGCATACCTCCGTGCTCTAACCCAGTTCAACTAAATTAACTAAAACTTTCCCCCCAAGGAATACTTCCCAAAATGTTCAATTCTTCTCAACTGCAGAAGAAGTGGGCACCTCTACTGGAAGCTGAAGGTCTTGATAATATCAAGGACAATCACCGTAGAGCTGTTACCGCCCAACTTCTCGAAAACCAAGAAAGATTTCTAAGAGAGGACCGTGCGTTCCTCGCCGAAGCACCCCCTACCACCTCACTAGGTAATGGTGGCGGTACTGCTTCCGCTCCTGCCTTTGGTGGCGATGCTGCCTCTGCTGGTCCTGTTGCTGGTTTTGACCCCGTTCTGATCAGCCTGATCCGTCGCGCAATGCCCAACCTGGTCGCTTATGACCTTGCTGGCGTTCAACCGATGAACGGTCCTACCGGACTGATCTTCGCGATGCGTTCACGCTTCGACAACCAGAACGGCACCGAAGCACTGTTCAACGAGCCCAACTCGGCGTTCTCTGCTCAGGACAGTGACGCTTCCCTGTCCCAAGGCGATTACGTCCTTGGCGCTACTGATGGTGGCACTGACGTTGGTTTCGGTACTACCGCACAAAGTGGTAGCAATCCTTCCGTTCTTAACGGTGGTGCTGCTAACGCTTATAACGTTGGTCAAGGCTTTGATGCTCAAGCACTTGAGAGTCTAGGTGATTCTTCAAGTAACGACTTCCGCGAGATGTCGTTCAGCATCGAGAAGGTCACTGTTGCTGCTCGCTCCAGAGCACTGAAAGCTGAGTACTCACTTGAGCTTGCTCAGGACCTTAAGGCAATCCACGGTCTGGATGCCGAAGCTGAACTCGCTAACATCCTCAGCACTGAGATTCTTGCTGAGATCAACCGCGAGATCATCCGTACCATCTATAAGGCTGCTGAGCCTGGTGCACAAACCAACACTGCCACCGGTGGCGTGTTCGACCTCGACGTTGACTCCAACGGACGTTGGATGGTTGAGAAGTTCAAGGGTATGATGTTCCAACTCGAAAGAGATGCGAACGCTATCGCCCAGAGAACTCGTCGCGGGAAGGGCAACATCATCCTGTGTTCTGCTGACGTTGCTTCTGCTCTAGCCGCTGCTGGACAACTGGATTACACCCCTGCCCTGAGCGCCAACCTAACCGTTGACGACACTGGCAACACCTTCGCTGGTACCCTTAACGGTCGCTTCAAGGTCTACATCGATCCTTTCGCTGCTAACCTGAGCGCCGATCAGTATTACGTCATGGGTTATAAGGGTTCTTCCCCTTACGACGCAGGTCTGTTCTACTGCCCTTATGTCCCCCTCCAGATGGTTCGTGCCGTCGGTCAGGACACCTTCCAGCCGAAAATTGGCTTCAAGACCCGCTACGGCATGGTTTCAAACCCCTACGCCGAAGGCACTACTCAAGGTCTTGGACGCATCACCGCTGGTTCCAACCGCTACTATCGTCGCGTCAAGGTCCAAAACCTCATGTGATCACGGTTCACATATTTTACAGGGAGTCTTCGGACTCCCTTTTTTTTATCTCAAAACGATGAAAAGTTTTAAAGAATTTAAAGAAGCATACTCTCAACCAGAGAGACAATCTCATATACCTAAACTACCTGTTGATCGGAAGTTGAAGATTGATTATGGTAATGGAAAGAAAAAATATAACATGCCAATGCCTAGTGGTGACTACGTGCCACCCAAAACTACCACTGTGTAGTTGTAAAAATTAATATTGTAGTATATAAGTTTACTAAAGTAAGAAATGTTAGTAAACTTTGACAAAGTAGACTATATACAGTGACCTCTGGGATGCAGTATTATGCATAACCTTCTATCGAGCAATCAATTGTCCGAATGGGGTCGTCTAGAAAAACCGGTAGAAAATTTGGAGGAACTCCTCGAACACAAAAACCTACTGAACGATTATTATGAGTGTTTGATTGAATGTGAAACTACAAGTCAAGCGTCGTGTAGAAGAATCTGTAAAGAGGTACTTATGTAACCTAAAACACAGTTAGTCAGCACCTCCACACAAGTGGGGGTTTTTTTAATGGATGCATGTTAATATAGTATATACGATGTGACCATATGCCCAAGAATCAAATGAGTAAGGAAGAGATGGACAATCGCGTTCTTAAATTAAAGAACGAATTGTATAATGGATCTTACCAAGATAAGGGCAAAGATTTTCATGATGGTGCCCATGCCATGCTCAATAGAGTCTTAAATATTATCCAAGAGTACCGTTACTAAATAGTGTCAGCTTGGGAAGTTGATGTCTAACAATCCGTGCAAGTTGAATCAAGTATCAAGTAGAAATTTTCTTTCTATTGGTGGATTTCAACTGGTTCTGAATAAATGCCGTAAGGTAGACTTCCTTTGTAATAAGGCAAATCTGCCTGGTATTTCTATGGGAAGTGCTAGACAGACAAATTACCTTAGGGATATTCCTATTCCAGGTGACAAGATCCAATACGAGGATCTAAGAGTAGATTTCATGGTCGATGAGAACATGGAAAACTACCAACAAATTTATGCATGGATGAGAGAACTTGGATACCCTGAGGATCTAGGTCAATCCACACTTGATAATCGTAGTGATGGTACACTGTTGATTTTAAACAACAATCTACAGATATCGGGAAAGGTATTGTTTAGAGATCTATTCCCTGTGGGGTTGGAAGGTATTCCGTTCAACGCTACAATTCAAGATCAGGAATATTTTACTGCCACCGCAGTATTCAAATACACTATGTTTG